GACGGCGCCGGTCACGTCGCCGATCTTCCCGGACCCACCGCGGTAGATGTCCTCGTCGCGCCGGCGGACCTTCTCGACGTACTTGTCGACGTCGCCGAGGCGCATCGTCTTCTTGCCCTCGCGCTGTGCCTCGGCCGCGGCGATGCCGACCTCCTGGGAGAAGATCCCCTTCGCCTGCTCGTAGATCCCCTTGTAGATGTCGCTGATCTTCGAGACCTGGTCGAACCAGGCCCTCGACCCCGTGACCGTCTGCGAGAGGAAGTTCTTCGCGCTCGCGAGCTGGCCCTCCCACGTGCTGGCGCCGAGCTGGTCGTAGAGCTTGAAGTACCGCTCCGCGTACTCCCGCTTCAGGCTGAGGAGCTGCTCCTCCGCCTGCTCTTGCTGCGCGGCGGTGCGCCGCGGGTCAAACCGCGCGGAGCTGGCCGACTCCATCTGGTCCTGTATCGAGACGCGGCCCATCGTGACGCGGTGGGCGAGCCTGCGCTCCTCGACGGCGATCTCCTCCTGATCCCGCTGCCGGCGCGCCCGCGCCTCCTTGGCATCGAGCTCTGCGGTGACCTGGGCGATCTTGTTCTTCCGCTCTATGGTGTCGTCCGCGTGCGACCGCTCCAGCTCCGCGAGTTTCGCCTGATTCCCGATCGCGTCCGAGCCTGCTCCGATGAGGCCCTCGAGCGCGCGCTTCTGCGACTCGTATTCCGCATTCGCTGCCTTGAGCCCGGCTACCAGCAACCCAGTCGAGTGTTCGCGCTCCTTCAGGAAGCCGACCTCCTGTGACGCCACGCTCTCGACCTGGCCCGCTTGCTCGCGGCGGACCTTCGCGATGTCCTGCTCAGCCTTGTCGATCGCCATGGCCGTGGCCATGTTGTTTTCGAGACGCTTCTGATTCCTCTGGATGTCCTTCTGGATGAACGTCTCGGCCTCAGCTTCGCGCGCCGCGAAGTCCCGCTTCTCTCCCTCGCGCTGGTCGTCGAGCGTCTGCTGCAGGGAGGCCTTCGAGTCCTTGATCTTATCGTCGAATCCGACGACCTTCTGCGCGGCTGCCTCCGCCGCCTTTCCGACCACCTCCGCAGCGTCCGCGAGGAGCTTGTCGGCGTCGGCTCGGAGCGCCGTGGCCTCTTTCGCCCTCGCCAGGATCCCTAGCGGCCCGCCCGACATAAACGACGCCGCGCTAACCTTCTCCAGCTCGTCGGCCTTCGCTCGCTTCTTGTTCGCCTCATCAATGGCGCGGTCGCGCGCCTCGTTAGCCGCGTTGGTCGTGGACCTGACTACCGCCTTCTTCTCCTCCTCGAGCTTCGCGACCTCGCCCCTCCCCTTCTCCTCTATTCCGATGCGCACCTTCACGTACGCCTTCGCGAGCTCGTCGAGGTCTTTCGCCGCCGCCTTGGCCGCCTCTCCCTGGCGAACGAGCAGCTCCGCCTGGCGGATGCCGGACTCGATGTTCGCGACCGGCACGGTCGTCTTAGCCTGGATCTCCACCAAGGCAGCGAGGTACTTCTTGAGGCTCTCGACGTTGGTGCCGAGAGTCCCGGTGAACTGCTCGGTGTAGATCGACATCTTCGCGATGACTTGCTGCCAGAGAGTCCCCTCACCAGCGGCCTGCTTGACGGTCACGCCCCAGGCGGCGATCTCCTCTGTGACCTTCCGGACCCCGATCTCCGCGCGCGAGGCGTCCATCGTGGCGATCGCCTGGTTCATGTCGACCTGGGCGGCCGTCGCGTCCTGGGCTATCTTGGCGTACTTGCCAATGGCGGTGGAGAGGACGTTTGCCACGACTACCGCGGCGCCGACTGCCCCGCCGAGAACCATCGCGACCCTCGCAGCCGAGGCGGCGCCGCTGACGAAGTTCGCCATCTCGGGGCTGATCTGGCTCAGCGCGGGGACGAGCGTGCCGCTCGCGACGCGCGCCAGGTGGCCGAAGCTCGACCCCGTCGCGCCCGCGCCGCGGGCGGCGTTCTCCATGGACTTGACGGTCTTCTCCAGCCCCGGCGGGACTGTGTCCTCGGTGCCGAAGAGCGCGGCCCGCATGTCGGCCACGCGCTTGGTCCGCGCGGCGGAGGCGGCCTTGGCGGCGGAGCCGAACGCGCTGTCCGCGCGGCCCATGTCGCCCTGGACGCCCGCGTCGCCCAGGCCCATCTGCCCGGCGGCGGGCCTCGACGACTCATCCCATATGCGCTGGAGGACCTTGCCATGCGAGCGAGCCCGCACCTCGGCAGCGTTGAGCGACTTGTCCAGCGCATCGAGGTCGACGACGATGCGCCCGAGGGTCTCGAACGCGACGTCCTTGTTAGCCACGGCTCTTTCCTTTCCCGCTCCCGCGCCTACGCTACTCGCTGCCGAATGTCAGCGCGGAACTCGTCCATCGTGATGCGCTCCAGCCCGTCCGCGGTGTCCGCGGCGGACTGTGCGTCCATGCCTGCCCGGCGGTACATGCGCGCGAGCTCCTCAGCGCGCTCCTGCTCGTCCATCCACTGCACACCCTGCACGCGCAGCGAGTCCAGCTCCTCGCCCGCCTGTATCTCGTCGAGGTGTTGCTCCCACACGGCCAGCTCCCTCAGCGTCAGTTTGAAGAGCTCCCCTCTCCCCCATCCATAGAAGCGGCCGACGCGGGCGAGGGAGAGGGAGAGCCGCCTTCGGCGCTCCCCTGACTCTCGGCGGCCTTCAGAGGGACCTTCGCGATGCTCGATGCCAAGACCGTCAGCGTGAGGACCTGTCGCGGCGAGATACCCTTGAACGCCGCGCGCGTGAGCTTGGGCGTACCCCGGGAGTTGAGGAGCATGATCTGCTCGATGCTCCGCTCCAACCGCTCCGAGTAGTCGTCCGCGTCGCGGATGTCGTCGCCGAGGCGAGAGACCTTCAGCGAGTCCTCGACCTCGACGTCGAGGAAGCTGAAGATTGGGTACTTGGTGCCCTTGATCTTGACGTAGCCGTCGGGCTTGGGGACGAAGGTGTCGACGTCCATCGTCCAGACGTCGTCCTTCAGGGTGACCATCTCGCCGCTCTGCTTCTCGTCTGCCATCTGAGCCTCCTTGGGGCCTCTGGTTTTTAGCGCCCGGCCGGGTCTCCCCGGCCGGGTCGCAGGCTACCGCCCGTTGCGGGTCAGCGGCCGATCTTACGGGTTCTCGTCGCCCATGAACGCCCACCGGCCCGAGAGGCTGTTCGGCCACGCGTACCAGTTGGTCATGATCACGCGCTGGGTCGTCGGCGCGAAGGGGAAGTTGACCTCACCCTCGGCCGGGCTGATCTCGGGGATGACGATCTTGTCCGCCGGGAGGGGTGACTCGAACCCGCCCTTGATCTTGATGATCTCCATTCTCACGGTGAGGGTCTGGCGCATGGACTGACCCACGGCCACGGTGAAGTCCACGCGCCGCTTGCTGCCGTCGCTATTCTCGACCACGCGCGCCGAGGGCACGCCGCGGCGGAGGTTGTCGAGCGTGATCTCCTTGAACGGGATGACCACCTTGACCATGCCGCCGATGACGACCTTGTCCTGCGGCACGGTGCCCGTCTGAGCGCCTGTGAGGTTGGCCGACTCCGTGGTGACCTGGTATGCGACCTCGTCACCGAGGAAGCCGACGTCCGTCCTGACCGACGCGCCGTCTCCGCCCTCCAGGAACACGGGGTAGGGGTACGCGTTGTTGCCGGCGAGGTTGATGGCCCCGGAGCCACTGACGTTGAGTCCGCGGGCGGCGGTCACGTAGTAGGAGGCCAGCGGGTCGTTGGTGAGGGCCTCGATGATGGAGTCGATCGTGGTCACGCCGTCCTCGACGGTCACGCTGATAGCCGCGCCGTCGACCGCGACGATCGGGTCCTGGCCGATGGACGCCGCGTCCACGTACACGAACGACACGGCGTTGCCCGAGTAGTCCACCTCGTTGCCGGAGGCGTCGAAGCCTGCGCCGGGGCGGACCGCCTGGAGGAAGATCCCGTCGGTGGTGTACGGGTCGTCCCCGACCAGCGCGGACGCGCGCGGCAGAGTGATGATGTAGATGTTTGCCGGACCGAGCTCCAGCTTCCTCGCATTCTTCGCCATGGTCGAGTGCCCTCCTGTTGTTGGTTAGCCAGGTTCAGGCGCTCTCGGCGCTGCCACCCTCAGCATGTATATTCTATCTCAACTTTTCTCTACGGAGCCTGGAACGGCTCCTGCCCGCTGTAGTCGTAGACGAGGAGGCGGTAGGTCAGTATCTTCCTGACCACGTCGGCGTCGTTCTGCACCTCGTCGCTGTCACTGCTGAGGCTCATGTACGCGACCAGCGCCGGCGCCTCCTCGGAGTAGGGGTCGTCCTCGTCCAGCGGGAGTGCCTGGCCGTCTAGCGCGGCGTTGACAATGTTGGCGATCGCCTCGCACTCGTCCAGGTCCGTCGCCCAAATGTAGAAGATCAAGGTCCGGTCGTACAGAGGCACGATCTCGTCGAACCCGATGCCCGAGTCCTGGAACGTGACGGCCGGGAGGTTGACCGGGGACCGCGTGGGGCGGTACGTGACACCGTCGGGCACGGCTGACGCAAAGTACGGGTCGTCGTTCAGCTTCGATACCAGCGCGGTTCTCAGCGCCACCAGGTAACCCGAGGGGGCGCTCATGACTTACCCATCATGATCTTGGCAAACCGCGGCCGGAGGGCTGTGAGCGACGGACCCCAGACGGGCCGCGGGAACAGGATCCACTGCACCTTCGTGATCTTCCCACTCCTGTTCTTGACACCGGCCGCAGCCCCATGCTCGAGGAAGAGCGCATACTTCAGGTTGCTGCCGACCTCGGCGAACCACACGTGCCCGTCGTTCCGAACCTGCCACGAGACGCCCCGCAACAGCGCCCCCGTGTCCGGCGCGGGTGGCTCCCCAGGCGCGGACGCGCGATGGTACTTGCCGGTGAATCCGGGGCCGAGCACCTTCTTGCCCCGCCGCGTGCGGCGGAGCCCGTAGATCCTTCCCGTCGCCGGGGAGTTGCGCATTCGGAGCTTCACCTCGTTCGCGTACTCCGTCGCGACCTTGGTCATCCTGGGGAGCATGTCCTTCTCGGCCGCGCGCAGGATGTTGCCCCCGTAGAACGTCGTCTGCACGGTGGCGGGCATCAGAGGTCCCCCGCCGGGACCCACTGCTCGGCGTCCGCCTCGTAGTGGGGCGCGTTCGGGTTGTTCACGTAGTGGGTGTGGAAGACCTTGTACGTCTCGCCCGTATCCTCGTCCAGCAGGAGGTCGTTCTGCTGGACGACGGAGAAGTCCACGTCCGCGATCACGCGCTTCTTGCGCGCGGGGATGTTGCCGAACTCGTCCTGCTCCATGCGACCGCCGCCGTCCTGTAGGCTACATGCCAGGCCTGTCGCGACGACCACGTCGTAGACGAACTTCGTCGATCCGGAGGCGGACTTCACCGTCCGCCCCCGCTTCACGGTGACGTAGTAGGTCAGCGCCCGCAGCCAGGCCGTGCTCACGTTGTTACGCGCCGCCCTTCTTCCTGACGATCGCCGTGACCACCGGCGAGGAGGCGTAGGCGCCCGGCTCCAGCGTCACGCGAAGACCCTTGACCATCACCTCGAACGTGTACGCGCCGATCGTCCCGGCGCCCAGGCCGTATGGGGCGCCGAAGGCCGCCTCCGCTGCGGAGACCGCGAACCACGGGCCCGCGAACTCCGGCGCGCCGGTGGGTGAGACCTCGATCGTGACTCCCGCAAGGTCAGTCGCGTCCGCGCCACTAGAGAGGTTGGTCTGAGCCATGACGACAGTGGGCGCGTTCGCCTCGTCGGGGATCTCCATCGCCGCGCTGCCATCGGACCCGAGGGCCCGGCTCGCGCGGAGGATCGCGGCGAAGGAGACGTCGGCGTTTAGAAGATCTATGACGTCGGAGACGAACTGGTTCGGGCGGCCGCCCGCGTCACACCCGAGGTTGATGCTGACGTCGTTGCCCACGACGGAGACGCCGAAGGCCTGTGACGGCCCAGCTATGATCGCCACGGTGATGCTGTTCCCGCCTGACCCCGCCGCGACAGCCACGAAGCGGACGTTCGCGTTCTTCGAGCCGAACCGCGTGCGCAGGCTCGCGGCGACGTCCATGTTCTCGATGAAGAGCGTGAACGGGCTCGCGCCGTCCATGTCTTTTTGCACGACGCCGTCGTAGGGCGCCTCGACCAAGATCGGGGAAGTCCGGAATAACTGTACTCGCATTGTCAGTCTCCTTGCGCGACCTGGCGCGCTGTTAGAATACGAGCCCCGCCTGGCCGCGGATGTACTTGCTCATCAGCGCCGTGACGATGGGCGGCATGGGGAAGCGCAGGGGATCCGAGAACGTCTCGCTGATACCCTCGGCGGAGTACGACTGCACGACGCCGCCGCCGTAGCGGCCGGCGATCGCAGACGCCCACTCGACGCACGCCCGGTTGAGCGACGCGGGGACCGGGTTCGTGGCGGACCCCAGCGGGTCGACCTTGTACGTGAAGATGACGGTCGGCCATATCATTTGCCGCCACCGGAGCCACGGCGCCTGGCCGCCGACGGGCGGGAAGACGGGTGTGAGCTCGGAGGCGAGCGGCATGATGCGACCTTCGAGTGGGTCGCGGATGTCGCCGAGGATCTCGCTGTATGTGCCCGAGGCGAGCGACCGCGCCATGAGCGTCACCGTGCGCTGGGGGTCGTCCGACAGCGGCAGGATCGGCCGGAACTTCATGAGGCGCGAGATGCCGAGCTGGACGTCCGAATGCTGCTCGGTCTTGTTCCCGCTCGCGAACGTGAACCCGGCTAGGTCGAGGACTCGCTCCTCAACCGCCAGCCGGTACGCGTCGAGCATTGCGTCGCGATCCGCGTTGACGCCCTTGACCAGCAGGCGCGTCTTGATCTCTTCCAGCGTGCACAGGCTCGGCATCGTTGACCCCCTTCCTTCCGGTGAGAGACTGGCTCTCCGTCAGCTGGGCCTCGTACTCCGCCTGGCTGATCTCCTCGCAACCCGCCTTGAGGAGTAGCTTGAACCACCCGCTTTTCCCGGCCGGGCGCGGGCCCTCCGGGAACTTCAGCCCGTCTATCGACAGGCCACCCTTCGGCACGACCACGTAGCCGTACGACATGCCCAACTTCCGCGTGTCCTTCACTCTGAGCCTCCTATGGGCCTCCGGTGTAAAATGCTCTCCCAGTCGCGAAAGGTCTCACTCACTGAGACGTCTCACGACTGGGAGCGTTTTTGTCGCTCTAGCCGTTCCGCGTCACCCAAAGCACCTTCAGCACCAGGCCGGAAGTGTCGACCGTGAGCTCGATGCCCGGGTCCAGGCCGCCGGTGAGGTTGGCCTCGGCGAGGTTGTCGACGATCCCGTCAGGGTCGTCCAGGGACGAGAGGCTGGCGATCACGAGCGCCGAGGCGTCCGCGTCCGCGTTGATCCCGTCCACGACGTCCTGGGCGGTCGTCTCGCCCGCCACGTAGGTCACGACGATGTCCGTCCCCGCCACCGCCACGCCGAACGTTCCGCCCGCAGTCAGCGCGATGGTGATGCTGTTGCCGTCCGCGCCGGCCGTCTTCGCGACCAGACGGAAGTTGCCGTCCGCATATGCATCGGTGAACGCGCTCACGTACTTCGCGACCGCCGGACCCTGATCGAAGTCATCGTCCAGGTACCCGGTCAGGTCCGTCAGGCCCGTCATGTTCAGCACGGAAACGATGGCGTCGTCGGCGTACAGGCCGGGCACTGCGATGCGCGAGGTGCCGTAGGGGTAGGGGTCCGACACACCGTCCACGAGCGTCTCGTGGAGGTTGACGCCGCGGCCCTGAACAAACCGGCGGTGCTTTCGGAAGTTGTCCGTGTAGCTGCGAGAAGTCGTCTCTGCGCCCATGTCAGTCTTCTCCTCATTCCGTCCCCACATGCCCGAAGGCAGCAGGAAGGAGGGTTAGATGCGTGGCTAACCTACGCGCATGTCACGCACGCGTAGGTTAGCCGGTCCTGCTTCGGCCCCTAGAACTAGTCGGAGCCGAGCGCGATGTCTGAGGCCAGGATGCCGAAGCTCGGGTCGGCGTACTTCACGTCGAACCGGAGGGTCGGCAGGAAGCTCGTGGCCGCGTCCCGAGGGTCGCGCCACCGCTCCACACGGATCCGACGGTGCCAGCCCACGTACAGGTTGAGCGGGTGCGTCAGGATCGCGAAGTTGTCGTAGTCGATCTCCGCGCCGCCGATCGTGCTGACGCCGGTCATGAGCGGGATCGGGACCACCGGCACGCCGCGGAAGGCGAGCTTCAGCCGGAGGTTCTCGGTGACGTTCGTGTCACCGAGCGGGGTGCCGCGGCCAGCGAGCTCGCTCTGGTACCCGTCGTTGTGCTTCACGGGCACGTAGAACCGGAGCGACGTGGGGTCGCGGCGGTAGCGGGCCGGCAGGGCGGCGATCATCTTCCGCCAGAGCTGGTCGTAGCTCGTGATGCCGGACGCGTCGACCTTGTGGGCCGCCGGGAGGCCGGTCTGGAGCTGCTTGATCAGGCCGTCGAACACGCCGAGCACGGACTCGTCGGCGCCATCCGCGACGGTGCGGTCGGTGTCGTTCTTGATCGCGTACTCCTCGACGTCGCGGCCGACCGCCTCGGCGATCATCACCATGATGGTGTCCGCCAGGGCGTCGCGCTCGATGTTGTCCTCGAACAGCTCGTCGCTGACCGGGACCTCACCCTTGAACAGGTTGGTCGACAGCGTCACCAGGCCCGTGAGGGGCTTGACGCGGTCGGCGTCCGCCAGGCGCGCTCCCTCGACCCCGGACCGCAGGATGCGGTTCCCGAAGCTGATGCGCGGGACCTCGAACTTCGGCGACAGCGAGGTCTGGTTGTTCGCCTCCTTCAGGAGCACGGACTCGTCGATCAGGATGCGCAGGAACTCGCGCGCCTGCTGCGGCGAGAGCAGACCGCCGCCCGCGGGGGCGGTAACGTCTGCCGTGCTGAAGGTTGCCTTCTCGAGCCATCGTACGAGCATGTTAGGTCTCCTCTTTCATCTGGCGCTCAGCGGCGCGCGTTATGGGTTTCGATCCTACCGTTTGCCGCCGAACACCACGTTCCCGAACGACACACCCATCTTCGGCTCGTACCCGCCGGTGCCCTTGCGCACGCTCACGGGCTCGTCGTCGACGATCTGACGGCTCTTGGCGGACTTCTTCACCGGCTCGGCCTCCTCGGCCTCCGGCTCCCCGCCCTCCATCTTCGCGATCTCCGCCTTCTCCGCCTTCACGATGGCGCCGGGGAGGTCCCCGATGGCCTTCGTCATCTGCTCGATCCCCTTGGCCATGGCCTCGATGCTGCGAGCCACGCCGCGGTTGGCCACCTCGCTGGCGTCCATGGCCTCGTCAGCGTCCTTGGACGCCTGCGCCTTGGCGGCCGCGACGGACCTGGCGTTCTTCTCCCAAGGCTTGCCCTCTTCCTCGTCTTCCATCTCCATGTCCTCGTCCTTCATCCGGAACTGCACGCTGCCGACCATCGAGCCGGGCATCGCGCGGGGGGTGAAGTTCGGACCGAGGTCCTCGTCCGCGGGGCCGCGCTTGTCGGCGTCGGGCTCGGAGAACTCGTACGGCTGGGTGGGGACGGACTTGCCGACGAACACCGGGTCCTGGCCGAGCACCTGCGCGAGGCCGTTCAGCGCGACCGCGCTCTTCCGGCTCACGACGGCGTTCTTGTCGGTGCGCATCTTGGAGAGCACGGCGCCGGCGGCCGTGGCCACCATGCCGTAACCCTTCATGACCTGGTCGCCGTCCGCGCCCTTGAAGAGGAGGAAGCTACGACCGGTGGCGGGCTTGTCGACGCCGTCCACGCGGTCGACGTCGAGGTCCTTCAGCTCAGAGGTCTTCTTGATCACGGTAGATCTCCTGTCACGTTTGTGTCGACAGGCGCTCTACCATCGGCGCTCCGCGATCGAGCTACGTTAGAGACATCTTACAACGCGTTTCCTCAGCGCCACAACTATTTTCCACTTCTCCCGGACTTCCTTCCTAGTCCCTGTCGAGGTCCTCGGCGCTCAGGGGGATGGTGTTCAGCGTCTTGCAGCGTCGGCACTTCACCTCGACGCGTCCGTGGTCCGGCGTCCGGCCGCCGTCCGCGTTCGCGCACTGCTCCGCGTCGCTGACGTATGGCGGCATCCAGATGCACAGGAGCTTGCCGCACTTCTTCCCGTGCTCGTTCGTCCCGGAGCACGTGTAGAGGACGGAGCCACCGGGGACGTCCCGCCCGGCGAGCTGCGGGACCGCGTCAGCCGGGCGCGCGTGGGTGACGATCATTCGCCAGCGACCCTCGGGCCCGCAGACTTCTCTCGCAGGTCTCTCGGGATGCGCGTCACAGTCGCGCGCGTTGGTCTGTTGCTCGGTATGCCTGATCTCGAACGAGACCTGAGTCGCTCGGCGTACGCCTTCGCGCTCTCCGCGTCCGGGAACGTCTTGTCAAACCCGCCATCGACCATGACCGCGTGTGTATGGGGCGTCTTTGGCGCGCGATCCGACGGCCTATACCCGGGGCGCGCCCGCGGGTTCTCTCGCTGCGTCCTCGCCCAGTCGCGGTCGTCGGCGCGGTTGCCCGCGCGCTGCGCGTCGCTCTCCATCTGCGAGCCCGTCCGCATGGGGGACCTTCCTCCACTACGGCCCCTGCGCGCTTCGGCCGCCGCAGCCCTCGCCTCGTCCGACCAGACCTTCTCGACCGGGCTGAAGAGGCAGTCGCCCTCCTTCGCGGCCTTAGTCGTGCCGAGATAACGGTCTATCTTGTCCCCGAGCTTGTTCAGCCCCAACTTGTGCGCGTGGCCTGAGATGAGGCGCAGCGCGTTTGAGTTCTGTTCCCCTAGCGGCTCCTTCGCCTTGAACCCGTGGGTGCCCTGGAACCTGTCACTGTGCGTGGCGACGCCGAGGATAGCCGATGCCTGATCCGCAACGGCTCCGCCATACTTGTCCTCCACCGTCCTCACGAAGTCCATGCGCCGACGGTAGCTCGGATCTCTGTCTCCACCGTACCAGTGGCGCTCGTCCCTCTCCCTCCCGCTAGCGGCGGCGCCGCGGCGGCGGGCCTCGAGGGCAGCCGCCCGCGCCTCGTCTGTCCAGGCCTTCTCCACGAGCGCATCGTACCCGTGCTCCTCGGCCTCCGACTGCGCGGCCTCGGCATCGTCCGACCAGACCTTCTCGACCGGGCTGAAGAGGCAGTCGCCCTCCTCCTTCTTGTCCGTGACCTGGCCCGGGGTCAGGAGGTCGTAGTCCCTGGCGATGCTGCCCTGGTCGCCGGCGACCTCGATCACGCGCGGGCCGGGTGGGCGCTGCGACTTCGGCGCGGCCTTGCTCACCGGGCTGAAGGTCTCCGACTTCGCCCGCAGCGTGTCCTTCATGCCCTGCCGCGCGGTCTGGGTCGACGCGCCCGAGGTGCGGCCCGGGCCTGGGCCGAGCGGGTACTGTGTCTTTGGCTTCTTGTCCCGCCACCCGACCAGCTGGCCCGCCGCGTTGACTTCCGGGTCTGCCTCGGGATTCTCTGGCCTGGCTTTCGGGCCTTGCACACGCCGGTCCGCCGACTCTCCGCGCGCGTCGCCCGGCGTGTCCTGCCTCGTGCCGCGCTCCGGGTCGTTCTCGAACGGGTCGCGGTCGCTGTCCCCGCGGCGTGCCTCTGCCGCGGCCTCTCGGGCCTCGTCCGACCACACCTTCTCGACCGGCAGGGACTTCACCACCGCGTCAGGGTCCGCCGACTTCACCTTCAAGAACGGGTCCAGCCTCACGTCGAGTGCCATTGTCTTTCTCCCTATTCGTTCGGTTACGCGACGGCCACCTTCGACGCAGCGCCTTGAAGCGACACGCCGGTGATGCTCCCGCCCTTGATCGCGGCCCAGGCCTCGGGCGACCACACGATGCCCATGACCCAGTCGCCCGGGCTCACGCTCTGCTCGTTGCCGCCGGTGTCCTGCATCTTCCACTCCGGCGCGCGCCAGATGTAGCTCTCCACGACCTTGCCCGCGCCGGCGGTCCCGGGGCGGTGCATCAGGCCGACGCGGCCGGTGCCCTTGTCTATGAAGTTCCACGCCGACTTCTCGAGCTCGCTCTCGTACATCACGTCGCCGTGGAAGTCGCCGCGCTCCTCGCCCCTCTTGGAGGCGGGGTAGACGACCGTCAGGGTGTACCGCTGCTCCTCGGCCTTGAAGACGTGGACCCACTCGTGCTTGGCGAGCTCCTCGTACGCGGGGAGGTAGACGGCCTCGTCCCCGCTCGCCGCGAAGTAGAGGCTCTTCCTGACCTCCCCCAGCTTCTCCGTCCTGAACGGGAGAGACACCTTGAAGATCGTGCCGAACTCCGTCTCCCTGACCGGCTCGCACTCCGCCTTGGCGAGGTCGGCCCGCTTGAACGCGAGGCGCCCGGAGGCGGTGAGGAAGAACGCTCGCTGCACCGCCTTGACCATCCGCTTCGGGAACCCGACGACGGCCTTCACGCCCTCAGTCAGCTCGACGGTCCGCATGCGGTCGAACTGGTCTGGGTCTGCCTGCCGGACCCGCCACTCCGCGCCCGCTGCCTCGACCTTCTTCCCCTCGAACCCGTGGTCGTTCGCCCAGCCGCGGGCCTCGTCTGCCTTCTTGTAGCGGTCCTTGTCGAAGACGAGCGCTTGCACGCGCGAGCCCGGACCCGCGACCTTGCCGACCGCCGCCTTGACTTGGCGCTTGAAGTCCTCGTACGCCTTGTCGAACTCTGGGTCCGGCTGGCCCGGCTTCTTCGGCGACGCCACAGGGCTCCCCGCTCCGGAGACGCCAGGCTGCTCCTCGCCGGGTACACCGGGCATGCCAGGGGCGGGTTGCTCGACTTCCTCCGCGGGCAGCGCACCCATGTCGTCGGGCTGCTTGCCGAGGTGCACGCCAAGCGCCAGCGCGCCGTGGCCGGAGCCGACGGTCTCGCCGTCCGCCCCGCCGTGGTGCCACTTGCCGCTCGGCTCGATGAAGAGGTAGCCGCCGACCGGGTGGCTCATGCGGAGCCCCGCGTCCGTGCTCAGCACCTCCTCGAACCCGTGCTCCTCGGCCTCCGACTGCGCGTCCTCGGCCGCGTCCGACCACTCCGGCGCGTCACCTTTCTTCTCTTCGGGCGCGTCGTCCTTCTCGTCGGGCGCGGGCGCATCGTCTCCCCTCGATGCCTTGCGCCGCGGCATCACGGGCCAGTCGACCGTCCCGCTGGCCTTCTCCGCCTTCCGGTGCTTGCTGGCCTCGACCGCCGCGAGCTGCGCCGCGGCCTCCGCCTTGCTGTCGTGGGTCCCGAGGACGCGGCCGCTCTCGGCACGCACCTGCCACTTCCCGTCCTCGTGCGTGATGTACTTCTCGACGCGCTCCGACTTCTGGTACCGCTTGGCGACGGACTCCAACTTGGCGGAGAGCCGAGCCTGCGTCGCGCGCGGGAGGCTCGTCTCGGAGACCGCGTTGAGAGCCTTGGCGAGGAGCTCGACGTCGACGTCGCCGTCGGCCGTCTTGTAGGGAAGGTGCCGGAGCGCGCGTGGCGAGGTCTTGCCGACCGCGTCCTTCGCGCCGCCCGGCTCGATGTAGGCGAAGGCGCTGTCGGGCAGGTCGTTCTTCTCAATAGTCATTCGCCCCCCAGTGCGGAAAGTACCGCGGCGTCCCAGGCCTCGTCGCCCATGCCGAGCGCCTTGACGCGTTCTTTCGTTATCTTACCCCGGATATTCTCTGCTACGTCGTAGGCCATCACGTCCTCCATCTTACAGCAGAGGTAGACGGCCGCCCCGCGCGGCGGGTCCTGGAAGTAGTACGTGCCCCACCCGTCCTTCACGCGCCACACGCCGAGGGCGAACTCCTCGCCCTCGTCCGGGCCCGTGACCGCGTCGCCGATGTCCGCGCCGGCGTCGCCGTGCATACGCACCGCGACCGCGACGTACGCCACGACCACCGAGTCCGGGATCTCTTTCACTCGTTCGCCCTCTTTTACTGCACGGTAAAAATGGCGGTCTCAGTAAAAATGGCGGTCCCGGCGGGATTCGAACCCGCGCTCTCCGCCGTGACAGGGCGGCGTCTTAGGCCGCTGGACTACGGGACCAAGGGGAGAGGAGCCGCCCCGCCCGAAGGCGGGCGGGGCACCGGTTCTACGGGGCCTGGGGTTCCGGCTCGTTCGGCTTGGGCTTCTCGTCCGGACCGATGTGTCTGTGTCTCCTCATTAGCGGCTCCTCCTTTCGCGAGCGTTCCCGTTGTCTCAGTTGTCTAGGCTCGGAACTTCACGAGCAGCCGCAGGATGTCGCCCTTCGCGTCGTTGTACAGGGCGGCGCACGCGAGGTTGACCTTCTGGATCATCTCGTTATTCGAGCCCGAGAACGCAGTCGCCTTCTTAGTGAGGATGCGGGCCGCCTCAAAAGCGTCGATCGGCCCGGCGACCGGGGCGTCGGGGGTCCGACTGGAGATGCTCCCCACGACCTCGATGAGCACCGGGTAGCACATCATCGCGGGCTTGTCGTCCGCCGCTGTGGCGCGCGCCAGCGCGGCCGTGAGGTCAGCGACGGTCATCTTCGAGATGTCGCCGAGGGGGCCGGCGTCGTCGGAGCCTATGACCCCCGCGCAACCGAACAGCGCGAGCGGGAGCAGCACCAGCGCGACGGCGAGAGCAAACTGCCTGAACCTTGTCATGGCGTATCGTCCTCCAGGTTTAGGTTGTCCGTGTGCCGCTAGCGGCGTGCGGCGTTTTCACACTGCTTGAGCTGCCAGATCAGCTCCGCGTGCTCCTGCTGCATCCTCTTGGTCACGGCCCGAACTTCCTCAAGCGCCTCCGAGTACGTGCGGTTGTACTCCTTCATCGCGGCGTTGTAGCCAGTGAGCGCGTCCAGCAGGGGAAACGGGATCCAGCCGGACAGCCAGCCGACCATCACAGGCAGGAGGAGCACGATGATAAAGACCGCGACGCCGGCGTTGCTCACGTCCTTGAGGAGGGCGGACAGCACGCGCACCTTCGCCAGGAGGCCGGTGGTGGCCTCGGGAATTTCCCGTCGCTCAGGTTGTTCGTCGTTGGGCATGTGCTTATTCTACACCACATTTATCCCTGCCCCTCGACGTTACGACACGTGAGCGTGAGCCAACGCCACCTCAGCGACCATCCTGCTCGCGAGCGCCTTGAACATGCCGTCGAGGTAGGCGGCGTCCGTCATGACGTCCTCAGTGAACACCTGCTCTATGGCGTGGCAGCCGAGCGCGCACCGCGCGCCGATCCAGTAGAGGGGAGCGGTGGAAACCCAGGGCAGGGCTCTCCACTCGTACCCCGGGAGCCAGCAGCCCCACGCCTGCACCGGGCTCTCAGCGGCGTTCTTGACGTCGGCCCACGCCTTGGCGACCCTCGCGCCGTGGGGGTGCTGTACGGAATACCAAAGCGCACCATCCACGACGTCGAAGGTCGTCCTCATGGCGCGCACCACAGGACGACCTTGCCGTGGTCCCTGAGCTGTCCGTCAGCCGCATCGCGGCACGTCCCCGCCGGCGACACACATCCGACGGCCAGGAACACCGCTAGAGCGCAGAGGAACATCACGACGAGGTAGACCGTCACGAGCTTCCAAGCTGATTGCATCACTCAGCGTCCTCGCGCAGCTCTCGCAGGTAGCGCAGCTCGCGCGACACTCGCACGAAGCCGCGCTCCGCCTGGAGGCACCGGCGCTCCAGTCGCGCGCGAGAGGCCGCGAAGCGGGCGAACGACACCTTCGTCTGGTGGAGTTCGGTCTTAGTTTGACGAAGTTCACGCATCGCGCTGTCCGCGACGGTCTGGTACGTCTCGTAGACGCGGTGTACCTCCCGCAAGGCGGCGTTCCACCGACCGTAGTACCGCAACGACTCATCGTAGTACCGCAATGACTTCCCTCGGTAGGCGAGGAGCCCCGCGAGTGCGAGGCATAGCGCGATCAACAGGACGCCGGCGTCTGGCATCATCGCTTCGACTCGACGGCGGCCGCAGCCGCGAACAGCACAAACACGGCGAGGCCGATGCCGCCGGAGATGATCGTGGGCAGGAACACCAGCCACCACGACCACGCAATCACGCCCGTCAGCTTGCACACGACGAAGATCAAAGTCAGCACGTTCGGGAAGCTGAGCACTTTGTATACCTCCTACGTGCAGTATCCAAATGAAGAAAGGGCCCGGGAAGATTTTCTCCCGGGCCCTCGTACCGCGTCAAGCAGGCTTTTTTGATGATGCCTAGTTACTGAGCCTGCGTTTCTACAGGCTGTGCCGGGCCCGCCCCGAAGGTCGCGAGGTCATAGCGCACGGTGTTCTCGTTGAAGTGATAACCCTTCTCGACCATGCACTTCATGAAGTCAGCGAACGCCCACTCGTAACCCCAGAAGGTCCACGAGCCGTCGAACTTCGTGTCGTACTGGACGAGTCCAGCGAATGGCGTAGGAGGCGATGTGCAGACCATCAGGTCCGCGATCACACCCTCACGGGTCTGCGGGGCGCGCATCGCACGCATCGCGGCTGATGCACCGGCGCCAGAAGCGCCCGAGGAGCCTCCCGCAATGCCACCACCAGGCCCGCCGGCCGACGACGCGCCACCAGCGGAGCCAGAGGGGGCAGAGATGGAGGGTCCGCTACCACCAGGACCGCCACCAGGACCGCCACCAGGACCGCCACCGACCGTCCCTGGTCCCCCGCCAGTTCCGTTTCCGCTGCCCATGCCCCCGCCCGCGCCATTACCCGGACCGCCACCTTTCCCCTTCGCGAACGCGACGTCCGCGAACACCGGGAACACGACGAACGCCACGACCACCAGAGCCAAGACCGTCAACCTTCCTACCAGAACGCTGAACTTCTTCATCAGTTCCCCCTCAAGGTTTGGGTTCACTACCTTCGGGTCACACTTGTAGTATCCATCGGCGCTTTGAGGAAGACCCTTTTTGATCGAGGAGAGGGAACAGGCCCGGCGGCCGGGGGTTGCCCCCGACCGCCGTTCCTTTGAGTACCGAACAGACCGCTAGGCAGCGTGTTAGCCGGCGCCGCCTCCGCCATCGGCCGACGCGATGGACTGGAACACCTCGGTCCCTGACTCGATCGCCGGAGCCACGAACAGGAACGACGCGAGAACCAGCATGGTTACCCAGAACTTCGTCATGGGCTGTTTTCTCCTCTGATGGTGTTGGACAAAGCCGCCGTCCCAGTCCGCAAGTTACGATCTGAGACGGTACTGATGTGTGTTTCGCCTACGGGGCTGCTATCGCGGCGGCGACTTCGTTGGCCTTCGCCTCCATCGCGTCCACTTCCGCCGACAGCGGGGCCAACTCCTCCGCCGTGGCCCCGTTCACGAGCGCCGCGTCGATGGCCGCCTGGAGCCGGGCCGTTTCGCCCTGGATAAACAGCAGGGCCGACTGGAGGACTCCGTGCGTCCGACGCACTTGCTCGAGGTCTTCAGCCAATGTCGCGTTTGCCATGGTCCTAGATCTCCTTGATGAGAGGGTTAGGGACTTTGCTGCTCCAACGCCTGCGCCACGTCCTCGGTCGCCGCCGCTTGTTCCTCGATCGCCACGTGAAGCTCCGGCGGCACCACCGCCTCGCCACGAATGAGCGCAAAGATCGCGGCGAGTTCTTCGAACGACCAAATCTCGACGATGATATTCATAGCGCTCCAGTGCCTTTCAGCCGAGTACCCGGCGCAGGGCCTCGCGCTCTCGCACGGTGAAGTGAACCGTCACCCCCTCTCTTACTTGATTCGAATCGCGCGCATGGAGTCGATCAGGCCGAACGCCTGAAGGAGCCATATCACGACCACGACCACCACCACGATGTTGATGATCTTCTTGATCTTCGCGTCCATCGGGACGTACGTGTTCAGCAGCCACAGCAGCACCCCGACGACCACGAGCACTAGCACGAGCGAGATTAGGTCCAATGACCTCACCCCCCTGTCAGACTTCTACCCCATGACTGGTTTTTTGGGGAGAGACGAACTATACGATGGGTGGATGAAAAAGGAAACAAAAAAATATGCCATACCGCGCGCGACCTTGCAAGGAACTTCTTAGGAAAAACAATGGGCCCCGGCTTTCACCGGGAGCCCATTGCCGACCAGGAATCCCTAGTCCCTTTACCCTTATGCTCCCCCTACCGTGCCCACGACCACCTGGAGCGTGAGGCCCTTCGCCACGCGCAACATCACGTCCGCGGGGACGTTGACCGTGGCGGACTTCACCGGGCCGACCGCCATGCCGCTCGCGTCCACGGCGGAGAAGTCCACGGTCCAGTCTCCGGCGACCGGGACGGGCTCGCTCGCGGCCAGTATCGGGTCGGCCGTCGCGTACGGCACGAGCACCGGAGGCACGGACGCCCCGTCGGGCCCACTGAAGGTGAACCTCCAGCCGGTCGGCACGATGCCTGTCGGGAAGTTCTGTAGCTCGGAGACGCCTGAGGCGGAGACCTTGTGCATGATTTAGCTCCCTGATAGTGTGAGGGTTTTCGCCACGCGCAACGTCTGCGTCGTCGGCGGCGGAGGGGGCGGCCCGCTGGGCGGGACAGCGTTCCAACGCGTGTAGTAGATCAGTGCCGCCACGTCCGCGTCCGTGAACGTCCGTGGAATGCCCGTGCCGAGACCGGCGCGCCAGTAGGCGGCAAGGTCAGGATCCGACATCGCGGCCAACTCATCGGGCACGGGCAGGCCGAACTGCCCCTGGAAGTCTTCACCGTGCGAGAGCGTGAACGAGGGCGCGGCGCTTCGGTAGAGCTGCCGACCGCGCGTGTAGAGGCTCACGTTGATCGCGGGATCGGTCGGCTGCCGCTTCGTCATGCGGTATAGGCCGTTCGAGCCCGTGGGCGCGAACCAGACGGCGCCCTGGCCTGAGGTGATCATCCAGGGATAGGAGGCACCGGTGAAGTACTCGGTCGGGCCTTCGACGAGGAACATGTTCGCGACCGTCGTCGCGCGCGGAATCGCCCAGCCGCGATACACGCCGTCCGCCGTGAACTGCGCCGCCATGTCCATAGCCCACGTTGTGGTGCGAACCAAGTCCTTCGGCCCCGTCGTCCCGTCCTGGTTGATGTCCATGACCCAGTC